GACTGATCCGCCAACTCCTTCGCAAGATCCCCGCCCTGTAAATGAGGTTTGTCCGTTGCTATCCTTGCATAGATAGACTGGACAACGGTCTCATTCCCTTTTAGGTCAAGGTTATCTTCGAAGAATTGCTCCTCTGCCTTCTGCGCTGCGAGGCGTCTTTCCACGATTTGATTTGCCATACCCGACGCTATACCGAGAATGGTATACGCCGACTGCTCCGGATTATCGAGGAAGTCAACGCTTTTCAACGCTTTAGCAATCGCGGGATCCATTTGTTGCCCGCCTGTTGCCTCGGGTCCTTCTACCGCACCTGGCACTCTTGCCGATGGACGTTCGATAACGGAAGTGATCGTACTCTCAAGCCGGGCGGTTCGCTCCGCAAGCGGCGAAAGCGATTTATCCATTACTCCCTGCACGACTTTTATCAGTTCGTCCTTTGTTATCCCTATCCCGGGTTTTTCGCTTGTTCCGGACCCTCCATCATCACCGGGTTCCTGTGGGGGCTCGGCGACGGGTTTTCCGTCCTTATCCAATCTTGGTTCTGACATAAAATTTAACTCCTTTTTTTATAAGCCGGTTTTCTACTGCTTGCGCTTGTAGGTCGGCTTTGAGGCGCCTTAATCTTCTTCCCTGCCTATCCCCATCTCCACAACCGCTTTGACTGCCTCTCTGCCCGCCAAACGGTCATGTTCGCTTTTTTGAAACGTTGCCATCAAGTATTTTATTTCTGCGCGCCAATTCAGTAATTCGGACAAGTCCGGCTTTGCATTACAAAGTCCCTTGACCGCCCGGAATAGTTTGTCGATACCCTCTTTGAAAAGATATCGCTGCGCTATCTCGGCCTCACCTCCTTTCCTTACCATCTTTTGAGTCTCTGACAAATTCAATTCCTTTGTCATAGATCACCCGTTTTCCTGCACGCTTTCGTTGTCATTGCATCCCCCCCATTCCCGGGATCCCTGCACCCTGCAAAGCGGCACCCATTGGATTCCCGCCACCCTGGGACGCAACGCCCGGCATTGCGATATTCGGCACTGTGTTATTTTGTTCTTTCTCTTTCAACGACAACACGATATCCTTCGGACTCCATCCGAAGTTGATAATCACGCGGGTAAGCAGTTCGTCGATATCAATTCGCTGCCCGACTTGCGGGAACGCTTTGAGCATCTCAAAAAAGTTCTTGAGTTTCATCAGTTCTTGAGTCCGGCCAAGAACCGCGGACATTCCCTTTGCCTTGAAGGTCCACCGGGAACCGTATACTTTCTCAAGCCCGTTAAGAACGACAAACACGGCTTCCTTCTCCGGAAGGATATTGTAAAACGACTTCGGATCTGGTGAATACTTACAGAGGTTCGCCCAATACTTTGAGAGGAAGGGCCCAATAATCTGCTCCTCGAGTCCTTCCGCTAACATCATCAGGTAAGAGGTTGACTGTTCGGTTTTCCGGGATACTTCGGTTGCGGTAGGCCGGGCACCGAGTCGTTCACCTCCCATCACAAACTCGGTGGTCCCCATAGAATTATCAGAGAGAGAATCAAAGAGTTTGTATAACCCGATGGTATCTGCCGGGGATCCTTGCATAAGTATTTGTCGAATGAGAGGACTTGCGGACGTGCTCTGATTGCCATATCGCTTGAACGCCTTACCGGGGAAGATACCTGACTTCACTTCTTGCGGATCGACTATCTGATCGACATCAACCTCGAAAGACGGGATGCTCTTGAAGAAGTTGCCGTCTACCCCGATATTGAGAAGGTCGGTCATCGAACGGTTAAACGATGCGGCGTTGGAGGCCATCGGTTGATGATAGTTTGAGAACGCCTTACGGAGCGGAGCGCCAATTACGAAAGGGAAGTCCTTATCGGGCATAGGGTTATCAATGGGTTTGCGGAGTAAAAACTTCTCATTCGCTACTGCAAACGTGCAATTCTTTTTGACTATCCTTCCATCCTCGTTCCACACGTCACCCCAAAACTCGTCAATGGTCGTCTCCGCGCGGAAGGCCGGCAAACTGACAACCGTCTCATTACGCTGTTTCTTCTCGCGATAATCGGCGGTTGCATCCGCAAAAGTTCCCTGTATATCCTCGATAACACTCATATCATAACCGCTTTCCGGACCGGCGGCCCGAAGGATATCGAGGTCTAATTTGCTCCGATGTATCAAATATCGGTTGCGGCCCGTAGAGTCAACCCAAAGATGATAAGGCGATACCGGATCCACCTTTATCGTATATCCGCGCTTATCCTCGTTGACCGTGGGGTACATTTTGAAGATGAAAAGGGCTGTGAGGAAAGACGACTGCAAACTATCGACAAAGGAATTGAGAAAGCCGGACTCATCTTTCATCAGGTTATAGTAAATTATCTTCTTAATATCTGGGGCTTGTGCTTCACGGTAGGCGGTCTTATCCATCGGTTCTATCTCAAAAAAGTCCGTGCCGGCCTGTATGACCGCACGTTTTATCAGGAAGGTTAGTGCGTGAATAGCGTTATTTAGTTTGGGATCCGGCTGTTTTGCCTGCCATTTTTCTTTTTTGGAGAAGTCATACTCTTTATTGAAAACGCTCCAATTCTCGTTCCACTCCCGCTCGTGAGGTTTACGGGTATCGTTCTCGGTCTTCCGGACAGAGGAAAGGAAATCAACATAATCCACTTCCGGGGTCGTATCTGAAACCGGCGCCGGTGTTGCCAATGCTGCACCTAACCCTTCGCTCACGATGGTGGCCTCATGTCCCCGGGTTGCATCTGCTTTCGCAAAAGTATTATCCTGTAATTTCTTTTTAGCCATTTATTGTCTATACCCTCCCACTTTTATCTCTCCACGCATTTGGCGCCTTACGCGATCTCGTTGTTCATCAGGCAACCCGATTGACGGGCTGTAATCCGGTTGCGCTATCTCGATATTGCTGCGGCCCGAGGACCTTACTCCAAAGGCGTGCGTTATCCCGTATCGGAGCGGATCCATCACATTCTCGTAATAGAAATCGTCAACGACATTCCCTTCCTCATCGCGGCAATACCCGCCGGAGAGGGCGTCGTGTATCAGTTTGCACTCGCCATCCTTGCTGTTAACCCGGAGTTGCGGGTGCTTATCGACAAGGGTTATCAACATCCTTTGCATAAGTTGGATCCCGGACTCCCGACTCTGCGAGTGGTAGAACGGTTTTATCCCATAGTCGCGCATAACCTCGATGGACGGCTTACCAGTATCCTTGTGCTGCTTACCGGCGATATCGCAAACGTCAATAAACTTCTGCGTAGTCGGGAATTTCTTATTCGTAAGGTGAATAATATACGGACAGTAGAGTTCAAAGTTTATCCGGTCGCCCATATCACACGAGAGCACGTTGACGCCGCGATCATTATCGATTTGAAACCACACAACGCCAGGGTGCAACCATCCAAAGTCCCAATTACGATAGACGGGGCGTCCCGGGATATAGTCGAGAGGGACATAGTGAAATCCGTCCTTGTATCCTGTGAAGGCCGGCTCACCTTTGGCGGAAAAACCAAACTCCCCGTCGATATACTTCTGACAGAGGATAGGCGCCCGAGCGTATGATTTGCGAAGGTTCTCCACATAAGACGGATCAAGGTGTGTGTTATCCTGCGTCTTACCTTTAACAAGTCCGTAAAGGGTTTTATCCGTCGGGTTCACGAAGGTTTTGTATAACCAATGATTTGTGTCGGGCGGGTTGCAGTTCAAGTAGCCGCGCTTCATCGGGATATTCTCCCGGCGCAACCTTCCCTGTAAATCCTCAAAATCGGACTGCATAAGTTCGTCCGCCTCGTGAACATCAAAGAAGCCGAGGTTTAAGGACCCAAGTTTCGTCCTCTGCGATTTGCTCTTTGTGTATAACCCCTTGAAGATAATCACCGAGCCATTGATGAAGACAACCGTGCTCCCACCGTCCCGGGTCTCGGCGATCAGTTGAGGAGGACACCACTTGTAGAAGTCGGCCTTTACGGTATCACGGAGATCCTCGTTATACTTCCGAGTGATAAGCCCGAGATTGCCGGGGTAGCGCATAGAGAGGTCAATATCTTCTTCGATAGCGGCGCGCGATTTTCCGCAACCGTACCCACCGCTGAATAGCGTGTAAAGATATTCGTCTATCGTGGTGTGATAGCGCACTTGAAGTTCGGTAGGGACGTATCCCTCAACCCGGACTACTTCTTCGGTTTTCGGTCTTTCTTCAACTGCGACGGGCATTTCTTCTCCTTTGTCGGCGCTGTCGGAGGAGCCGACTTGCCGTTGTGCGGGATATTCGATACGTAGATCACTTGACCGGCTATCGGAATGGGACCCCCGCCTTCTCCAGATAACTCGTGCTTATCAGGAGCCATTAAATCCTGCAACTTCGCGATAAATTCGGTTGCTCTTAATTGCGTTGGATAATCTGGAACATCGATGAAGTCCATCGTAGCAACGTTTGCCTTCTTGTCTTGGACCGTTGGATCGTCGGACTTCACGATAACAGAGGCGGATATCGTACGGACCGCGTTAGCAATTTCAATCGCCTTTTCAACAATTTCTGGGGTAGAAAAACCTGCGTCTGCAAACGCCTGACGAAAAAGAGGAGCCCACCTACAATTTCCTACAAGGTAAGATGCCA